GTGCTGCAATTCATTTTCATTAAAATATCCTGCCAGCACGTTGTTAGCCATAAATGCCAGATTGCCGTCGCCATTTGACTTAAACCCGGTATCGTTATCACCGATAGCGATGGAACTACCGCCCAGTGTGTTATTAGTATTCACGCCGAAGGAAGATGTCTGTGGCAGGGTTAACTTCCCGTTCATCTCATCGCCAGTTTTCTGGACTGCACCCGCAGCGAGATTTATCGTTTCTTCTAAACCGACGTTCTGGAGAAACAGCGGCTTATTCGGGATGTCCGCGCCATTCTGATTTTTTTCAAGACGGGTTTTAACCTGTTCGTCGATCAGCCTGCCAATGGCGGCGTGAAGCTGCGTATGTTCGCCTTTACTGAGTTGTATGCCGGCGGCTTCAATAACCGTACAGACCTCTTCCTGGACTGCATCCCACATATCACTGTTGAGATCCGTGGCGCGGCGGCCCGTGGCGGGATCACCATTCGTAAATCCGTTTTTTCCCTGACCAAATTTATCTTTTTGCGCGGTGGGCGTATCAATTCTGTGCATTCTCTTTTCCTTCCGGATAAGCAAAAACGACAACCGTATGCGATGGACAAAGTTTATCAATCACACATTCAGCAACAGTATCGCCCCACGTTCTGATCGCAGAATCGCAGGTGCTTGTACAGGTCTGCCAGCTGATGTTCGCATCAGCCGGAATATTCACACGCCAGTAGTAACGCCAGAATTCCCCCCATTCAGGATCGGGTGTGCTGTCGAGATTCTGAAACTGCTCAATGGTGGCATCGGTATACCCCAGGGCATCAAGCTGTTCCCGATAAAACCTCTCGTTTATACCACCGACAACATTCGCCTTTGCATCCAGCCGTTGCTGGCGCTGCTGTAATGTCTGCACACCTTCCGGTGCACAGGAGTCAGGCAGGCCATACAGCTGTTCATAACGGTCTATGAGCTCCGTAGTTCTGGCCGGGTCAATTTCAGCCATCAGTTCATCCGCTCTCTGATGTACCCGGTTCAGCGACGGCGCCAGCCCTTCAATCAGTGGATTTTCTCCGTCCCAGGCAGGTCCTTCCGGCAGAAGGTGATAAAGTAACTGCGTATATTCGTCCTGCAACGCCATAGTTATCCGTTTTCCCCGGTATAGGTGGCCCAGGTTATATTCCCCAGGACAGGCAGTTCAGTTTTTCCCAGTACCACATCTGTCGCCGGCACACGCAGCTGATGTGCCACCTCCCCGGTCGCCAGACTTATCGCCTCGCTGATTCGCGAAACATAAATTTTTCCGGACGGCGCGCCATCACGCAGCATCAGCGCATTCAGTTCCGCAATAATGGCAGTACGAATTTCCGGGGTATCTTTGGCCAGTGCGACTGTTACCGGAATGCTTTTTTCAGTGGCAGCGAAAACAAAGAGTCCGCCGCCAGCAACAGGTGCCAGCGGCAAAATATGGTCACGTACAGCCTTAACGAGATCGTCGCCAGGAGCCGGATTAACCGGGTTACTGGTAGCCACCATCACACCAACGGTGCCGGTCCCCTTATAATGGCGGAATGTCCACGCACGGGTTATTCCTGCGATTTCCTTTGCCCAGATGACGTAATCAGGATCAGCGCCCCCCTGTGGTATCCAGTAATAGCGCTCCATGACGCGCGCGCGCCACGTTTCAAGCTTCTCTGTATCAGCCCCCCCGGTCAGAGTGTCAGCGTAACCTGTAGAAGGAATACCAGTAATCGGCGTGCCAAGGCGTAACGCCGTACCATCGTCAGTATTACCGGCAGTTCCCGCCACATCAGCAATAACCGGCACACGTAACAGGCCGCCGGAAGCTTTCACCGTCTGCAGGGTCGTGAATGTAACCTGATCATCCCGCTGAATCTGTGTCCCCGCGGGGATCTCCGGCGTTCCGGCAATACCATCCCAGCGTGCAAATCCCTTCGCAGATACGGCATTTTTCCTGAGACAACGCTTAATCCTCGCGTGACGGTAAAGCCAGTCCTCATCACACATATCAGGCAGCATATTCCGGGCCAGATAATCGATATAACCATACAGCGTATGTACGGCAGCAGCCTGTACCCGGCTGTAAACCTCGGCATCCATGCGACGTAACACAACATCCTGCTGAAAACGGGTCAGTAAATCGCTGCGAATGGTAGCAATCAACTGAGGAAGTTCAGGACGTGCAAATTGACTGTCAGCCATTAAGTTCGCTCCATATATCATCGAATGTAATATTGTGAATTACCCCGTCCCGCTGATATATCGTCACGCCAGCCGCCAGGGTATCTGTTCCTGTGCGTTCAGATGTCACATCAATACGTGCCGCCACGCCATCGTCTGTCATCCACGCCAGCGCCTGCTGCATGTATTCACGGGCATGCTGCGGTGTTTTATTGGTGAGTTTGCGGCGTTTCAGCAGGTAGAGGCGGGAACCGATGCGGTCATTCTGAACAGCAGGCCAGGTATCCCCCCACCAGCCGTATGGCTGTGGGGTCCTGTCATCCCGCTCCGCCCGGCGCCAGGTAAAAAGAGAAATCACCACTGCCCGCGTCAGAAGGTCGAGCGAAGCCGTGGCATCCTTACGGATTCCATTAACATAAAGGATCATGGTGTCAGCTCATGGGTTGGCCAGGCTTATCGGTTATACCGCCGCCATCGCCATTTTCTTTATGGGTATGATCGTTATAGGTCGTGCGCATTTCAGCCATCGTTTTTCCACTGCTGTCACAGTTATCCCTGATATCGCCAGTGGATTCGATCGGCATTTCAAAACGTGCTTTAGTGGCATTCGTGAAAATAACTGGCTTTCCGCCGCCATTTATCACTATTCCGGCGCGGGTTAATATGACCGACTGCCCCTGATCGTCATATAGCGCGACTTCCCCGCGCGCCAGCCCTTTCAGTCTGAAGCGGCGGTCAGCCACAACCACAGCCACTCCGTGCGAACGGTCACCGCCGGGAAACAATACCACCGCTTCTGCGCCATTCTGTGCTGCAGAGGTGAAACCGTAAGGTTCAAGATGCTCCACATTCTCTTTTTTTTCACCGGCAATAAGTTTCAGTCCGGCAGTCTGGCATTTTCTGACGGTATCAATCGCGGTAATGACTGCGCGCGTTACCATGTTCTGAAGAGGATGGTTAGCCATCAGAAGTCCGCCTCCTCACTGACTTTTTTCTTCGCTTTCGGCCTGAATGGTTCAGGAAGATAAGCATCCGCAGGCCCCACCCGGATTTCGGTCAGGGTACCGTTATTGTCCTGGCTATACGTCACTTCGGCGATCACCAGCGTTTCATTGTCAAAACCGTTCAGCGGGTCATACACCACCACGGCCTGATTCGGTTTCCACAATTCGCCATTCCCCTGTCTCCATCCCTGTACGGTATAGGTGGTTTCCAGCGTTTTCGCCGCACGCTGACGGGCTTCAAACTCACAGCGTGATTTGCAGCTGTCAGTTGTGGCAGTTCCTGACTGCTGAATGGTGCGGGGACGATACCGCGTGACGCCTGCATCACCAGTACTCTGTCGGATAGCAGCAATGGTTGCCTCGCCGAAATCGTCATCCGTACCAGGACGCTGCCCCGTAACCAGATAACTGGAGAAACGCTCACGAACACTACGCTCGGTATCACAGGAAAGAATATTTTCGCCAAGTACCAGTGCCGTGGCTGCTTTCATACTGCCCGGCCTGCCGAGAACCAGCCGTCCCCGTTCGTCGTCATATGCCAGCGCCTGAGCCTGTCCAAGCAGCCTGTTCAGACAGTCCACAACCGTTTCACCATGTTCCGGCTGAGCCTCAATAACGGCGGCTGCCGGCGCGCCTGCATCAACAACGTCCACACCGAATGGCCGGGCAAGTGCGCTGGCGATCAGGAATAAATTTTTCCCGTTATGCTGTGCAGGCGATGCAGAACAGTCGATAAGATCTGCCGTTTTGCTGCGCCCGACAATGCCCGTCATAATGGTCTGCGCATCATAACGTAGCGGTAACGCCTCAACCCAGCCGGTAATAACTAAATCATCGCCAATAAGTACCTCTACAGCGTCACCATTTTTTACTGGCGGTACGTCTTCTCCACCAGGCCACTGCCGGGTGATCGAGACATTAAAGTCCCGGGCAATACGGTCAATGCCCGCACTTATCCGTACTGACGTCCATCCTCCCCAGTCACGCCCGTTGACGCGTAAAAAAACCGTATTATTCATCGTACCGGAACCCTCAGCGGCTCAACCGGGATAAATCCTGGATGGGGAACGGGATTACGCGTGAGGATGTCAGATTCCCGCCCGGCGTCGTCATACCAGGCTGCAGCCAGTACCAGTGCAGGCAGAACATCATCAGGCGTTCGCAATGCAGTACGTTCAACCTGTGCCAGTCGTGCAGAAATATCGCGATTGAGATCCGTCCGCATAACGGAAATTTGCTGGAAAAGCACATCGTCCCGGATACGCAACTGCTCCTGGTCAATCGCAGCATTGAGCGCGGTCCGGATAGCTTTCAGATCTTCATAATTCGGTGGAGAGCTGCCATTACCGACTGTCTGAACACCATCCAGCGCCGGGTGCATGACAGTGATAATGTCTGAGTCACTGCCTGATCCTGCAGGCTGATTTACGCCCCGGACATCAGGTACATCACGCGGCTGCTTCAGTGTTGTCACGGCGTGGACGGCTGTGCTGATGGCTGTTGTCCTGATGGCGGCTGCGATCATATTGCGTTGCATTTTCTGTTTCGCAGCAGATCCGGAGTCAGTGGGCCAGGTGCCACGGGGGGAAAGACCGGGATCAAGCGTGATACCTGACATCGTTTTTATCATCGTGACCAGATCCGATGTACTGCCTCTGAGCCTGTCACCTGAGCGCCAGGCTTTTTGCAGTGCGTTAACGAAATCACTTGCGGCGCTCGGTGGCATCAGAATGACAGACAAATCCCCCTGTAACAGCCGCATTGCTGCAGACACGCCGGAGTCAACCATCCTGAAAGCATCGGCAACATCGCCCAGCATGGAGGCAGCATCGGCAATAACATCGTTCTGGATAAAATCAGAAATACCTGACAACGAGAATGTGGAAAACATACTGTCAATCGCATCGTCGAAAAGCCCGCCTGATGTTTCCAGGCGCTTCGCCGTTGCCATTCCTGCCACCGGAAAAGAAAGTTCACCACTTTCCACAAACTGAAAGGAGACACGACACATGCGCCCTTCTGTACTGCTGTGAGTGATCCTGACCTGTCCGTCAATGCTGCCCTGCATTTCGCCATACTGCGGATGGACCAGCGTACCAGGGCCTGCGGTTTCAATGGCACTAATAAGACGATCCCGCCTGTCTGCGTAATCATCACCGACAAGATAAGCATTTATCGTCAGGCGGCGCGTGGCGCGGCCTAAATCCTCCGTCCAGGGCTTATCCCTGTTCGGATATTCATGTACCTGTACGCGGCGTCCAAACGTACTTTCATCATCTTCAACGGAGAAAGGCACTCCACGAAATGATGCATCACGCAGGCGACCGCGCCAGCCTGTTGAGGAGAAAAAAGCCATAGTTACCCCAAAAGAAAACCCGCATTAAGCGGGCTTCTATGTCGTCGATAAAGTGATTATTACGGTTTTATCACTTTACATTTGACTTCCGTAACACCGGACGTGCCGTTTTTATTTATTCCTGCTTTCACTTCACCATTTTTCATAACCTTCACGAAAAATTGTCCACCGCGAATTATAAAACCAAAATCCCAACCACTTATGATATCTGACATGATGTCGTTGTTTGGATAGATTGGAATAATACTTTTCATTTCTGCAGGAGTATCGTCTGTGTTTTTGAATACAAACACCCCCTTGCTCATCCCATAAGTATAATCGGCATGAGTAACCAAAACACGCCCGCTTGCTGATTGAGCAGGACAAGTAATATCCAGAGATGTAGAGACCTCTCCTGTTGAGTTTATTGCTGCTTCAATTTCATTGACGAAATCAGTTGTAGGTGTTTTTTTTGCGAATACAGGGAAAGACAAAACCATCACACAAGCAGCAACCAATATTTTATTCATACTCCATCTCCAGATATTATTTATTACTGAAGGGAGAATACCCTACATCATGGGTAATGTTCATTAAAGGATTTCCCGTTTTCGGTATGTCCAGCACCCTCATGCCCTGTGGTGCATTCTCAAATGTCACTTTGAGTTCACTGCGCTGTGTTGATGGCGGGACAGCTCGCTCAAGTACGCCAGAATGCCGGGTCAGTGGCACATAAGGTTGATAACGCCCCTGCGGAATCGTGGTGTCCATACCAAGAAGCTCCTTGAGTCTGGGAATAAAACCTTTATACCCGCGTTCACGCTCCTTCGTTTGCAGCTTCTGTACAGCGAATGCGCCAGCATCCATACCCGCATCCTTCGCCCCCTGCTCCAGATCCTTAAGCTCTTTAAAGAGTGACACCGCCACGCCAATTGTCAGCGTCATGGCCCCCATCCGGCCAATTTTACCCAGCAGACCGGAAAGCTGTCCGGCCAGCAGGACGGACTGCTGCAGGGCGCCAATGGTCCTGACGGTAAAAGAACCAGCCATAACCAGACCAACCCCTTCAATCACCGTCTCCCATCCGCCCATCTCCTGCGCAACGTTATCGACCTCCTGCCATACCGCCTTTATCACCGGAGCAACATCGTCCCAGTTCTCAATGATCAGCATAGCGCCAGCCACCAGCGCCGCAATGGCGACTTTCGCCGGAGAGAGATTAATGACACTGTTCAGGATTTTGACAGCCCGGGACAGGCTGCCGATGGATACACCAACAGCCAGCAGCGCCGCGCCGAACTTCGCCGCAGACTGAACCAGTTCAGGATTCGCGCGAACGAATGTCCGGAGCTGCTCCAGGTAAGGCATGACCGCTTCTGCAGCTTCGTTAATGGCGGGCAGGAAGGTATCGCCCAGCGTTACCGAAATCGCATTGACGCTGTTTTTCAGCAGAACCAGCTGGTTTTCTGTTGTGGACGCGCGGGATGCGTATTCCTTCTGCATCGAGCCGCCATATTCCTGGGCATCAGCCACACGATCAAAATTGGTGCGTAACAAATCCAGGTTGGTCAGCAGCGGGGCAATCGCGCTAAGTGACTCCTTGCCAAACAGCGCATTCATGACGGCGGCCTGTTTAGCTTTTGGCACTTTCGCGAGCGAGTCCAGCACCTTCAGCATGGCCCCGCGCGAATCCTTTTGCATATCCTCAGCGAGTTTCCGGGGATTCAGCTTCAGGAAAGCCATAGCCTGTTTCTGGGCTTTGGTTGCCGAATTACCTGCGGTTAACGACAGCATGAAGTTTTTGATACCAGTGGAGGCTATCTCCGATTCAACCCCCATCCCGGCAATGGTGGCGCCCATCGCGGCAATTTCGCCGGATGCCACTCCGGCAACACCGCCAAGCGGACCAATCCGCGTCACGATATCAGAAATTTTCTTCGCATTTGCCGGGCCGGTATTCCCCAGATAGTTGATTTTATCGGCCAGGACAACCACGTCTTCCTGCGTCAGTTTGAACGCTGTCCGCCACTGCGCCATCATCTGACCGGACTCTTCGGCAGTGGTATCAAACGCCACACCCATTTTCACTGCGTCGTTCGCAAACTGCATCAAATCGCCGCGGGCAATGCCTGCCCGCCCGCCGCCACGATCTCTGCAATTCCCTCCGCCGCCATCGGTAACTGTGTGGACAGCGCCAGGATATCGTCACTCATCTGCGCGAATGCTTTTTTATCATCCAGGCCGTCAACCACCTTCCGGATGTCAGCCATTTTTGACTCAAAGCCGATCGCAGCATTCACGGGCAGCGCCAGCGCCCCAAGAACAGCGGTCCCGGCAGCGGCAGCACCGATCGCCAGCCCGGCCATTTCTTTCTGAAATCCCTTCAGTTCCCGCTGCATCCCTTTCAGCGGACCCGATAACTGGTCAACGGCAGTGATAATGGCCTTTAACTGGAAACTGTCAGCCATGCTTCATTTCCTCATTGATACGGACAGCCTCCGACTCCAGCTCCAGAAAATCGGATATCGCCGCCCGCCGGAGCTCCAGGGGATTTATTCGCCAGAAGTATGCGGTGTTGTAGACCCGCTTTCTGAGTCCTCCTCCGTCTCCGACCGGGTAAAAAAATTGAGGATCAACATACAGGCTTTGAAAATATCCAGTTTTGCCAGTTGCGCTGCCGAGGAGCGTGGAATACCTGCCAGCACAGGGATATATTTCAGCGCAACCGAACTGTCCAGCCGGACGCCGCCGTCACCGGAAACGGTGAACGGAAAACCAATGGCTTCGATTTCATCGTAGGACGGTTCGCGCAACTCCAGCACATGAAGCTTTTCGTTATGCGCCATAATCGGCTTTTTGAGCACAAGTTCTTTTATCACTGGTAAAATCCCTCCTCACCGTGGAACTCAAGATCCACGGTGCCCTCTTCCGGGTTATGGTTGGCTTCGCCGTGCAGCCAGGCGTTTGAGAGAACATACACCTGACCATTTGCCAGCTCTGATGTGATTGTCATGACATCAGAAGACGTAATTTTATCGACCGGGAAGTTTTTCGGCACTTTGGCGGTCACCTTCGTATACGGTGCCCGGCTGGTTTCCTTGTAGTCAACGGAACCATCCAGGCCAATCACGTCGTCACGAACTTTGGTGTTCATGGGGACTTCAATCCCTCCGGTTACCGACAGTTGCTGTCCGTCGATTTTGAAATACGTTGTTCCCGCAATTTTTCCCATTATGCAGCCTCCTCGCTGTACTGCAGACGGAACTGGTTAAGCACCGCAAACACACGTAACTGATTGACATAATCAGGCGGAAACAGCACATCCAGGCGGTTAGAATCGTTCGCGTTACGCTCAACTATCAGATGTTGCTGGAACAGATCGAAGTTTTCCACGATGCCTTCCCGCTCCAGCTGGCGATATGTTGATCCCAGCTCACCACGGATAACGGCAGGCGTGACAATGGCCTGACCAGGCCCGAAACGCGTACCATCATTAGCAAGTTTATGGCGCCCGTATTTACTGGTAATAACAGATTTCAGACGGCGCAACACATAAGCACTGGTATGCAGCGTCTCGCTGTCAAGATAGCTGTTATCCGCCACACCATACGCATTTTTCCTGTACGTCGTGATATCCCGCTGAATACGCAGCACGCCGCTTTCCACATACGCCGTTGCCACACCGTGGGAAAGTAACGTCTGCTGTTCAGTCGTCGTGAAGCGTTTTCCTTTCGGTGCCGGCAGCATGTCAACCAGTTCCCCGGTCTGGGTCGGGCGCGCCGGATCGTTACGGATAAAAACCGCAGCACGGGCAGTACGGCTTGCAGCCAGTTCATCAGCGGGCGTCTGGGTGTCTTTCTCATAGCCCGCCAGGGTGATGTGCTGCAGGTTAAACTGGTCACCCGCGGCCACAAGCTCCGACAGCGTCCCCGTCTTCGCCGTATAAACGTGACCATACAACTGCCGGACATAACTCCAGCGGCCGCTGGAATCATTCATTTCAGTTGCCATCGTGTTCACCGATGCCGTATCGTTAAACGGAAGGCCGATATAATCGAACGGCTCATCTCCCATCGCTGCCACCGCGTCGTTAAGAGCAGGCGCACCAGCCCCCTTCACACCGCTGGCAACCGTAATATTCACCCCGGCCGGTAACACCTCCCCACCGCCAAAGCCGTAATAATTGAGAGTGACCGGAATTTCATTTCCATATAACCCCTTGTGGCGCGCAGTCAGTGTCACCACCCCCGCTTCTGATGTTGCCGTAAAGGGAAGATCAGGGTTTGCATTGACCGCATCCTTAATGCTCACGGCCACCGCCGCAGCATCATCGCCGCTGGTCACGGGAGCCTGAACGCGGGTTCGGCCGGTATAGACATTCACCGTTCCGGTTTCCGTCGCTTCGCCAGTTACCGTCAAAGCGACGGTTGCTGCCGCGCCTGTGGATTCAGGTACGGCAATGACATACAGTTCGCCAAATGGATCGGTCTTACGGTACGCCCCTACCATACGGGCCAGCTGGCTTCCGGCACCGCAAATCTGACGGGCATAATCAACCGATGACACCAGAACAAGACTGTTGACGGCAATTGACGCATCATTGCTGGCATGACCAATCAGCAGTGATGCCCCACTGTCCCGGGCGGTATTTGCCGCCGAGTTATCCATCTCGGCATAAAACAGCGGAACCCGCGTATCTGACGGAATGGAATTAAAACTAATCGCCATTTTTTTTCACCTTTTTATTCGTGCGCCGGACATCACCAGCGGCCTCGCGGCGCAGCCAGTAGTTATTCTCATCAACATTTCGACCTCCTTCAGGTAAAAGGTCGCCACGGGCCGGATCGGGAACCGATCGCCCTTTTGCGGGTTTCACAAACATGGTTTATTCCTGAAATGTAATTTCGGTGTGGTGCTCGATGTCGCCATCTGGCCCGGTACCGGGTTCGATAAAATCAACATTAATACTGAGCGTTTTAAGATCGGGCAGGCCGTCCAGATCATCCTGCTGGCGGGTGTCTGTTTCGGTAATTTCATACTTCACCGTGAAGTCGAACTGGTAATACAGTTCGTGGCGGTTCAGATCGAGAAGCATCCCACCCGCATACTGAATTTCATGCGCCTGCGGATCCGGCTCCCACCCCAGCAGCGCCTTCCAGATTTCCTGCCTGACGTCGTGGACTGCGTCGTAAGAAGCCCACTGCCCTTTTTCATCCCGTTCGTTGCTGAGTACCACGATGACGGAAAAACCCTCCGTCAAATCCTGCCAGTAGTCGGTCTGCGATTTCTGCTCGCCGGTGACATCTTCAGATGGAACGACATACGCTGCTGGCAGCCTGAGCTTTCCAGCTTCCGGGATTGCCTTGAACTGCGCAGCACCGCCAACACGGTTTTCAAACAACGGACATCGGGCGCGAAGCGCCGCAATAATCGGGGTTAGTTTCATTTTTTCTTCCTGCGTTGAGGTCGGAGGGATTTCCGGAGCTCGCGGGACAGTATGTAACGGGTCCAGCTGCGGCGTCGTTCCAGTACCTCCGCCATGTAGTTGTTGCGGGGAGCAATTTTCCAGCCGCTGCCACCGGAGGCCCCCCGGTGATGCCCTTTTTTACGTTTTGCGCCGCGCCGTACACCGTAAAACAGAAATGCAGGGTAAAATGCGCCTGAGATCGGGCGGTTTCCTTCCCCGTTCTTCTGATTAGGGGCAATTTTCACCATCAATCCCGGACGGCGACTGGATGCCCGCGGAACGTAATACCCGATGGAGCGTGCCAGTTTTCCCGTTCTGTATGAAGGATTATCTCCGGGTCCGGAACGCCCCCGCTTCATGACCAGGCGGCGGGCATCACGCATATGTACCTGCCCGATACAGACAAACGCCCGGCGCAAACGCGCCCGGTTAAAAACAAGCGTTTCCGGCTGTTCAAAATCAACGTGTAAAAACGCTTTGTTCTGCATAGCCCTCTCCCCGTTCAGTGCCCAGTTCCTCGCATTCGAGCAACAGGAAACGACGTTTGCTGTTCAGGTCGCGTATGCGCCGGATGCGGTAAACCTGCCCGTCGCAGAACACTTCATGATCGGCGGTAATATTCCGGCGCCAGCGGATCGTGAAATAGTGCGTCACGATTTTTTCCGTCTGTACGGAGCCCTGATAGGCCGCCGCTCCGGGCTGGGCCATCTTCGCCCAGGTGCGGATTTCAATCGGATACGAGGGGGACACGCCAAAATTGTCATTCGGCTCATCCACACGCAGGCGAATCGCAATTCGCCGGTTCAGCTCACCGGGATCTGGCAGAAGATAAGTTGCACTGGTATTTACCGGGCTGTTTCTTGCTGAACGCATCCCCCCTCCTTCTACAGGCCGTAAATGCGATATGGTTGTAACAAGGCTTCAACCGCAAAAGGAGTTTCTGAAATCTCCCCCATCCCGGCTGGTTCACGATTTTCGTACCAGAATGCCACTAACAATAACAATGCAGCTCTCACGTTGTCCGTAAGCAACAGGCTGTCAGGATCTTCCCGAAAGCCATCATCCTCACGGGTCATATACAGCTTCCGGCGTGTCCATTGTTCAACATAAGCCACAGCTGCCCCTGTATAGAGACGCAATAACTCATCATCGTCAGTAATGTCAGGTTCCAGACGTAAATGCTGTTTCACTATATTCAAATCCAGCATTACCTTTTGACCTTTTTATCCGCTTTAGTATTCGGCTGTTCCGGCTGTTCCGGCTGTTCCGGCTGTTCCGGCTGTTCCGGCTGTTCCGGCTGTTCCGNTCAATCAGATGTGCATATCCTTTATTAATCAGTTCGCGTCCGTGCTGCTCAATGGTTTCGAATACCGAGCCTTCGGTAACCACGTCGCCGTTTATGTACAGCGGCTTTTGTGCAATTATTTTCATAGCTCACTCCCATAAAAAAGCGGCCCGCAGGCCGCAGCAGGTTTTATGCGCCAGCAGGTGCCGGGACAGTGAAGGAACCATAGATGAATGCTTCCGGACGTTTGACTGCCAGTGCCAGACGCTCTTCACAACGAATTGAGATCATGTTTTTCTCAAAATCGTCGGCGTTTTCAGTGGAAATAACCACATTGGCATCCTCACGATCAAAAATCTGCGCACCAGCATTAAATGCGCCTGTCAGGAACTTGCCCTTAAATGCCGCAGCTTCGGTCGCCACCACCGGAAGCCCCCACAATGTCGGGCCAGTCAGACCTGATGGATTGGCAAGGATATAACGCCCAAGCGTGTCTTTAGTGAGTTCGATTTTTGCCCAGTCGATAAAGTGCAGAACATGCCCTGACGCCGGAAAGCGCGCCAGTTGCGCCTGCAGCATTGCCAGGCGCAGGTCATCAATGCCGTTTTGCTGTTCAACCCTGAATTCTGCGCTGAAGGCCGAAGCCTGCGGAACGATACCGTGCAGATGAACGCCGGTACCGTCACCAAAAAGGATTTCCTGCTCTTCAACATATTTCAGGCCGTAGCGCATTTCGGCATCAACGGTGGACTGTAACTGTGCGAAGTCATCCAGAATCTGTTTTGACGCCTTGAACATATGCGCAATGGTGGTTACCGGGGTGATCTTCGTGGCGAACGCAATATCGCTGTACGGCTTGGTTGTGTTCTCCGCAACTACGGCGGCTTTGTTGGTAAAACCTGTCTGCTGAACCCAGAAGATTGCCGGAGATGATGTGCGACCAGGTGCAATCAGATCACGTATAAACAGGCGTTGTTTGGGGGTAGTATCAATACCCGGCAGGCGCTGAGGCTCTACCACGCCTTCAGCGACACCGGAGGAGATAAGTGCAGCGTTTACCGGGATGCTGACGCGTTTCCCTCCTTCCACGCTGGCGGAAAATGTTTTAAGAGCTTCCGCAGAAATGACCTGTTGGCCAACCGTCTCAACAATATGTTTTGCATTGGCCAGCGGCATCTGCGCAACATGCTGCTCAAGTTCCCCTATTGCCGCCTTCAGCGTTTTTTCAGCTTCACGCAGGGCGTTAAATTCAGACGCCATCTTGTCAACGGCTGCCTTTGTTTCTTCTGACAGTTTGCCGGACTTCTTCGCTTCTTTAAGTGCATCTTCAGCCCTGGCATTAAACTTATCCGTCGCTTCTTCAATGCTGGCGGTAACTTTTTTCAGAATTTCATTTACTTCAGACATAAAAGGTCCTTATTTGACTAACGCAGCGAGGGCGTTTTCAAGAGAATTGATGATTTCAGGTTTTATTTCTTCGGCAGCGCCCGGCGTGCCGTCATGGTTGGTGGCAGCGCCAGACATGCCACCGGACAGGGCTTTAATCAGTTTCCGGCGTTCGGATCTCGGAGTGTTGGTCTTTGCCAGCAACGCATCGAGCTTACGCAACGCTGCAGCAGGAGTTTCGTCACCGTCACTTACGGCATCAGCAGAAAGAAGGCTGTCGGCCAGACCTTTCTCCACGGCATCGCTACCGCCGATGTAGCTTTCAGCATCCATCAGTTTTTGCACTGTGGCCATATCAAGCCCGGAGCGTGCGGCGTAAATGTCAGCCATTGCGTTATCAAACGGTTCGAGAGAGGCAGATAATTCAGCAAAGTCATGCCGGTTACCCATTGCCACCACCCAGCAGTTGTGGATCATCAGGAAGGCCCCACGACCAATCTGAATATCATCTCCGGCCATCGCGATAACAGAGGCGGCGCTGGCGGCAATGCCCAGCACCTTGACCGTAACTTTCCCCTGGTATTCACGCAGCAGGTTGTAGATGGCCAGTCCTTCGAACATGTCGCCGCCCGGAGAGTTAATATTCACCGTGACGTCAGCGCCATTCATCACCCGAAGCGCACCGGCAATGCGTTTCGCCGTCACCCCTTCGCCCCAGTAGTCCTGCCCGATAACATCAAAAACAGAAATGCTGTTATCGTCGGTGGCCGCAGCTTTGATCCCGCCGTTCCAGCGGTCCAGTGCGGAAGGAAGTGTTTCACAGGTAACGCGCGCACAGGGGCGCCCCGCCGGCGCTGCCGGAAGTTGTTTCTTGCTCATAAGGAAAGTGCTCCTAAGCGGCCTGTTTCAGCGGAGATTGTTCGTAAGGAATATCGGGGAATACGTGGTTATGCAGCTCTCTGACAGCGAGCGCCTGAACTGCAGGGTTGACGCTTTCGAGGTTTTTCAGCTGCGTCAGGTTGAGTTGAACGGTGTAAATGTCCCCCCCTTCAATCGGCGGCATATTTTCCAGACGGCGAACATCGTTTCGCGACATCCAGCCATTCTGAAGCGCGCTGGTATAGTAAGCCGCACGGCCAGCGCTGTCAGCGCGCAGCAGTCCTTCAACGGAGAACTCCGCGAACACGTCATCATCGCTATCGAGCAGGCACCGGCCAATTTCCTGTTCAATATTCACCAGCAGCGGTCGAAGAGTGTGCGTCAGGAACTGGAGGTTCATCCCTTCAAGACTGGATGCCCAGCTACTTTGTTTAGTGGTATGACCGACCATGAAAGGAGGAACGCGAAACCAGCGGCAAATTTCCTCGATACTGAAGGAACGGCTTTCCAGCAATTGTGCCGCCTCCGGATTCATGGTGACATTCTGGTATGTGAGTTCATTTTCCAGCACCATCAGTTTTCCGGCATTTTTTGAACCGATAAAAGACTGAAGGTTTTGCCTCAGACGATCACGCTGCTCTTTGGTCAGCGCATTTTTTGAAGAAAGAAACCCTGTACTCTGAAGGCCATTTTCAAAGATTTTTGCCGCGGCTTCATCCACCGACATTGCCGCACCAAAGACATCGATGCCCGTCATCGCAGGCATCATGCCACATACACCATCCAGACCGAATCCACGAATATGCATAATCCGGTTTACAGGTATAATTCTCTGTTTTCCGTTCTCAGTATATGAGTACTGCAATTGCCCACTATCCAGTCGTTTTACTACCATGTTCTGTGGTAACAGCGGAACCAGTGATACCAGTTTTCTGCCGATAAACAGTTTTTCAACAAATGCATTTCCCCGCAGACAGATACTGGCGACCACCATCAGCATAAAACGTGACGGCGTCATTTCAGGATTGGGGCGCCGGCAAAGCACCTGGTAAGCAGGATTATCAGAAGCCAGTTTTCGGGAGCCATCAGCCTGCCGCTCGTAGATTTTCAGCGGTAACGTGGAAACCGATTCACTCAACAGCCTGACACAGGCCCATACAGCAGACAGGCGGATAATCTTATCAGCAGTCACAACTTTTCCACTGCTGCTGGTTCCGAACCACTCGCGCCAGAACTCGCCGTTAGTCAGGCTGACGGGGACGCCCAGCCAGTTTAAAAGGGCGCTTTTTATTCGCCCGGGGTGTTTATTATTCGCCATCAGATACCCACTATGATTGGATCATCAAAGAAACCATCAACATCGCCATCATCAGTGACATCCTCTTCTGATGCACCTATTGCCATAGCGGAAGCCACCACGCCATCAATACGTCCGGTACTTTTTTTCTTGGCAAAAATGCGGTTTTCTTTCTGATCGGCTTCGGTTACTGCGGAAGCTGCATTCCAGCGCAGGCAGGGATTAGTTTTAATAACGACTGCACCATCATCCAGCATCTGCTCAAATAGCTCGATAGAATGCGGCATCCACAGACCAGAATCCTGTGCCTTGTAGTATCCCTGCCCGTGAGGAATAAGCGGTACTGATACAGAAGCGTTTTCCAGTTCTGGTTCAAGATATTTGATGCGGTACTGGTCGAAGGCGATCGCCTTGATATCGAACAACATGGAAAGATCAGCAATACGTTCAGCAACAAAACCATATTTCACCGCCTTTCCAGGCGTAGTATGAATATGCCCTCCCCGCTCCCATGCGTCATAAGGTACGCGGTCTGTTTTCGCTCTATCCAGCAAAGTATCTTTTGGTGTCCAGAACTCCACCAGCAGCTTTCTTTTTTTAGGGAAAAAAAGCGCCAGAGACGTAAGGTCGCGAGTTCCTGAAAGGTCCAGGCCGCCATAACATTCTTCTCCCTGCAGCTCCTGCTGGTCAAAGTCCTCTTCGCACCCCATCCACACATCGCTACTCATCCAGGGGTTATCGGCATCCACCCACTGACAGAAGTTTAACCGCCGGACAATGCTTTCCTTCGACGGCATCCCCCGAGCCTGAGTAACCTGCTCACGCAGGTAGCGATCGGTAAAAGTATGACCAAGAGAGGGGTTTGCTTTTTTCCAGCAGGACTCGTCCTTGAATGGGTCTTCTCCTTCGTCCAGGGAACAAATGAAAGAAAAGAAGCTGTCATCGTCAACTGAACCTTCAGCAACCTTGCGGCCATATTCGTGATAGTCATAACAGACGCTGGTTTTATCATGGCCACTGTTAGTTATCATGAAAATCAGCGCCTGCCGGCGGCCTTTCGTTCCGGCGCGCATCATTTCCACGACCTGATTATTTTTATGTTCGTGAATTTCGTCTATCAGAGCACAATGCGGGCGTGGACCTGACTGTCCGTCGTCCGAGCTGATAGGCCGGAAAAAAGAACCGGTCTGCAGAAAAGCCAGATTCCACTCTTTCCCGGCACCACCTGATTTGTTAATCCGCTGTGCCAGTGCTGGCGACTGGTCAACCATCGCCACAGCATCGCGAAACAGTATCATGGCCTGGTCTTTTTTCGTGGCGGCCGCGTAGACTTCCGCGCGTGGCTCCTTGTCGGCGACAAGGCAGTAAAGAGCGATACCAGCTGCAAGCGGTGATTTACCTGACCCCTTACCGGATTCGACGTACACCATACGGAACCGGCGATAGCCGTCTGAGTTTTGCCAGCCAAATACAGACCCCACGATAAAGCACTGCCAGGGTAACAGATTGAACGGCTTGCCTTCGTGTTCGCCGCCGTTAAGTTTCAGCACTTTCGCGAAAAAGTCGATGGCACGCTGCGCTGTTTCCGTATCCCATACCAGACCGCGGGCATGGCAGGACTCCAGATCCTTCAGGTGACGCTTGCAGGAATTGCGGATATCAGGTCCGGCAATTTCCTTACCGGACGCCACATCCATCGCATAACGAGTGGTGGGGTCAACCGAAGAACTGGTTGAGCGGGTCTTCTTTCTCTTCTCCACCATCAACTTTCACCTTTGTTCTGGCGGCCGGAGTGAGGCCAAATTCGACCAGATAACTTTTAAACCGTCGATCGGCATCAGCCAGCATCGCAACAGCCGGGTTCGCCTTAATCAAAAATCCCCCTTCAGTCTGGACTGTATAAGTTCTCCCTTCGTCCGCGATCGTCAGACGAAGCTGAAGGATATCTGCATAGATATCGCAAAGACGCTCCAGCGCCAGTGAATCGGCAACTGTAAGAATACCCATGCCATCAAGTAAAACTGTGAGCCTGCCCCACGCAACTTTTCCCCAGTCGCTAAGATGTGCTGGCGGGCTGGGGATTTCTTTTGCAGGTTGGGGTTCTTTATCGTTGAGTTTACGTTTGCCCGGATTGCCGGTTACCACTTTCAGGTGGGTCGGTTTCGGGCGCCGTCCTGCCATCGGAACCTCCCGGAAAAAAACTTTTCATTTCGCGGTTGTGCACACAGAGGGGGGCGGGCGGTCACGCAGGCACAAAGCTGTGAACTTTTAACCCGCCCTCCTCCTTCATAGCTGCCACACATATGAGAATTGTTATCGTCTGAACCAGTGCGATGCACGGTCAAGTGGAATACCGTTCTCGTCACAGCCCACGACGACACCGCGTTTCTCCATTCGTTGCTTCGTAGAGTCGTGGTGCTGCTTACACAACCCCTGCCAGTTCTTCCGGCTCCAGAATAGCTTTTGTGCCTTCGCTATCGCTTCGGCGTTTCCACTATTCAGCGCCTCTTTCAGTTTGTGCGGAATGATATGATCGACCACCGTTGCCGCCGTCACTCTTCCCTGCTCATGACACATGGCACACAACGGATGAGTACGAAGGAACAGGAGGCGCTCACGGTCCCATTTGCTGCCGTAGATACGGGGCGATTTGTTCATGCGATATCTGTCCAGGTGGCTATCAGTCATCATGTGGGTAAGTTACTACCAGGCTCTGCTGTAATGCTTACTTACGTAACCGTTCCAGCAAATCCTTCTCAAATATCCCGGTACTTTTACACTCCACCGGTTTCACCTTGTCGTTACCGTCGGCAGTATCCAGTCCGGCAGTGCCTGTCACCATTACCGAAACATTACTGCCTTCACCGGCACTCCAGACCTGCGCGACGATACGGTAATGCTCCTGGATATTTTGTGTCTGCGGTAACAGTGAACAATCCAGATACAACGAACTCAGTTCCGGGTCATCCCCTGTACCGGCGATAATCCCTGTGGTCTGGTCGTTCACACTGGCTGTGATGGCCTTCTCCCTGAAATACAGCGCCACGGCATTCAGCAACTCATCCGGTTTACGGTTACCGATGAATGAGGTTGATATCTGTTCGCTCATCCCTGGCTGCTGCCCGGTCTGGCTGCCCTGCTGTTGCTGCCCTCCCGTTTTAACCGGACCATACACAGTAATACAGCCGCCAAGACAGAGTGCGGCGGCGGTGGCTAATATACGGCGCATAGTCATTACCGATAATAAAGCGTTGTACAACCGGCGAGGGACACACATACCAGGGCCAGTACGAATAATTTTGCCTTCATTAATTTTCCTTGTTATCAGGTTTCAGTTCTGCCCGGTCACTTTATCCCAGGTACGTTCGCATGTGCTTCCGGCGACATAACGCTCATCAGCCTCTTTTGCGAACTTTCCCGCCAGATCGTCAGCTTCGCCAAGCAACTGGGCGAGCAGTATTCCGGTCTCGGCTTTTGCCTGGCTTGCTGCGGCAAGAGCGGAAAGCCTGCCTGTTTCACTTCCTGCGAGCTGCCGTTGTACTGCTGCGAGCTGCTGTTGCAACCCACTGCGAGCACGCTCAGCAGCATCAACATCGGCCTGTATTTTTGCCAGTTCTTCATCGGCTCTTTTCCGTTCTTCATCTGCGGCGTGCTGGCGACGCTGCTCTTTCGCTCTTTCGGTTACTTCTTGCTGCAATGCGGCGGTCGCATCGGTAAGGTCTCGTTGCGCCCACTGGAATTTCCAGGATGAATCTGCCTTCTGATAACCTCGTGAATAACACCAGTACGCACCAGCACATAACAAAAAAGCCACCAGCAGTATTTCTGCTAATGGCTTCCAGAATTTTTTAAGCAATTTCAGCAGTACTATCATACAAGCACCGATTTTGCTTTCTCAAAGCGCTCCCGCCGATCACCAATACCGTTCTGTCCTCCGTTGATTATCTGCGTAACGCGTACCATGTCGCCGGAGTATTTCAGACACCCTTTAGTCACAAAAAACCACGCTGCGGATCGGGCGGCATGACGTTCCAGCTCAAGCTGTCCCGGATTCGCCACCAGATCCAGTTTCAGGGCAACGCCACATCTGGTGTAATTCTCCAGCCCGGTAATCTGGATAAGCCCACGCCCACGATACTTCCAGCCATCTCCGGCGTCTTTGTTGCCCATGCGGCCGCCATAAACCAGATTGGCTATTTGTGGCTGGTGGGCAACCTGGCGACCATCAATACGCCCCAGCATTTCGGACTGATACGGTGTCAGGCGTTTACCAAACGTCTTTTTCAGCGCCTCCACCGAATAATTGAAGCTTTCCTTCAGAACAGTAAATCCTGCTGATTCATGTCCCGCTTGTGCAATAAACATGGCCTGATCGAGTGGAGCAGTAATACCGAAGTCGCTCATTGCCTCATCAATGTGTGGATACCAGCGCGCAGAAAGCCTAGCGCTGATACCAGCCGCCTGCTGAAATTGTGACGCATTCATGATTAAACCTGTGGGGGGTTGCCACCGCCAAAGCGGTTACTGAAATACGTTGAAATGATGGTGCTGATTTTCTTCACGCCGATAAATCCGATAGTGCCGCCAATGGCTATTGTCAGACTTTTCGGCACATCAAAATAATCCAGCGCAGAAACCGCCGTCAGGGTCAGGGAACCACACAGCAACCCTTCAAACAGCGTTTCTTTCCAGCTGCTGCCGTTATAGACCATGCGGAAAAACGCAACAACGATTGCCATAACAACGCCGCCAATGGGTACGTCTCCCCGCCACCAGCTTTGAAAAAGTTCGATCCAACTGTCCCACGAATGGGGATCAAAGTGCATTTTCATGACCTCCCCCTGTCCGGGAGACAAATTACCCGGGTATCGGGTGAGTGGAAAAAGAAAAGGCTACCGAAGTAGCCTTTGAGTTAAGTAATGAGTAGATAGATGTCGCAGTGCCGGTCGCTACCCGGTGAGCCTTTGGTTGATCTGCCGTGACTCGCGTCCATGTCAGCCGCTATTGTCAATAACTCAGATGATCAGTTTGCCCCGCACTAACGGGATTCACCGCAACATCATTACCATAACATGATAATTTACATTGTTTACTAATTTAGGATTTATCTGTTTAACTTAACCATAAGAATCAGGCAAGGTTAGAAAACTGCACGATCCAGTCAATTGTGCGGTTCTCCTGCTAAAAGTGATGATGTACTCCTTGTTTATTTCAAATTCAGTATTTACTGCCCACCTCTTCCCTTGGGCGGGTTTTTTCTGCCTGAAATTTGCCCTGTAACGATGGGCCACCGCCGCCGCGTGACCAGCGGATCTACACGGGATATATGGTCCGCCACCGGGGAGTCGAACCTCGTACCTACAGCTTAGAAATCTGTCCGGGTGAGCCAGTGGCGGTCGGTTGTTACGGTGCCGGGTGCCTCCCGGTGAACCACATACCAGTCGACATGGTTCGCGAGGAACATATATTTGACTGGTCGCCCCGCCGTTCAGGGGGATTCACCATAACTGTGTTTTTATCGGCTTACTAAAGTAAAACTTTAACAGCAGACATCCTCCACGCTCTAAGAAACAAGAAGGTCTACTGCACTACGGATAAAAGTTTACATAAGTTTTGATTAAGGCTATGTTCTTTACGGGAACATTTGTAGAACCTTATATCTCTTTGGCATTATTTTGCGACGATACGGGTGCCCGCTCTCTGTAGCGGGCTTTTTTTCGCCTGTAAAAAAGGCCCACCGAAGTGAGCCTTTGGGACACGCTATATTTGTTATCAGTATGCTGCAGTGCCGGGTGCCTCCCGGTGAATCTTTGGCTGGCTATACCGTGACTCGCGTAGCAAATAAACAGCTATTTCCATTGAAAACCAGTTACGCCCCACCGCACAGGGGGATTCACTGCAACCGCAATAACATAACATGATAATTTACCACGTTTATTATTTTAAGAATTATCTGCTCACGTCTGGCAACAATGACCTGTAGATTGTGTTCCGCTGCACAGGCCCCTCAGTTATAAAGCGACCTTTGCCCGGCTTTATGAGGGGTAAACAAAAGCAATATCTGTGTAATTCCCGAGTGTCTTTATAGTAGTTGCTGCCCGCTCACTCCGGTGAGCGTTTTTTTACCAGAAATGCTAAATCATCTGAGAATAAATATGCCCCGATATTATAAAATCAGCCGCTCCTGGGAAGGCAGGAGATACATATACAGGAATGATGTCCTTCTGGAAGCCATTGTCACTTCAGATACAAATCAGAATACAGAGGAAACACTGATTCAATGGTTAAATGACCAAGAAAAGGGAACCACTACCGTCGATTATAAAAATATCACGTGCTGGTATTACGGTGGAGTGTGGCTGCATTATCTCATTAACAATGATGCACTGTCTTTATATATGCATTCAAGCGGTGAAGACGCTTTTGATTCGATCCATTTCTGTGCCCGTGAAATAGCAAGGATATTCTATAAAAATCATCCTGGTATTAATATCCGTTGGATTGAGCATCCACACAAACGCAACAATCTCAGACAAACATCAATAAACAGTGAGTCATAAAAAACCCCACCAGGCGGCAGGGTTTCGATGATTCATTTTGTTTAGGTACAACTTCACATGATTAGAAGCATACACGACATTTTCGGACAAAATCAAGCTATATGTCGTGAAAATACTAAATTTTGTTGAAATCATCGCTAAAACTGGTCGCATTCTGAAAAGCAGCATCAGCCTTACGCTCTTCCCGGTGACAAATATCCACCAGCGCCTCAAGGAATGGTTTCCAGTTGCGGGTCCATGTTCTGACATGTAATCCCGGAACTCGCCTGAGAATCGCTTTGTATGCAGCCGTAGAGGGTACCGGAGAAAAGCCATTTCCGGAGCAGCGCTCACAGGTTTTGAACATCGGCACACCTCTTTCTTTTGTCGCAATGCGGTCGAGCACCTCACCTTTTCCACCGCAACGGCACCGGGCCAACAGATCACCTTTACCGTTACATGCCACACATGTACGCCTGACCAGTTCGTGCTTGATTTTCGGAGGCACGATTTCCATACCGTCAGAGTTGAAGACTCCAGGATGTTTGATCACATCCTCATACTGAGAGGTTAATCCGCTGCCTTTGCAGGTGTGACATGTCACGCTGGTAGCTGCCGAACGGGAATACTCAGCAAAGGCAAAGTGCGCCAGTACCAGCATACACCAGCCAAATTCACCACCTGCAGCTTTGCGCACGTTCTTCGGTGCAGTATCCATCGCATGTCGCGCCAGCGCCTGAACCGCCAGTTGCTCATCGGTTTTGCTGATGCCTGCCTTGCCGAAGAAGACCGCCAGGCCAAAACGCGCACGGCTGCAGGTTGCTCCGATAGCGACCATTACATCTGTCCCTGTGATGCGATCCGGCGATGTATCTTTCACATCGTCGCTGATGTGCATCCCCTGAGGGCTGAAGTGTTTGAGAGCGGACTCAAGTTTCATTGTTCGCACTCCCCTACCAGGTTGAGGATAATGGCGTTTGTAACCTCGCCCAGGTCATTGAGTCTTTCGTTCTCCAGCACCCACCGGCAAACTTCCATTGCTTCTGTGCGTGTGACTGGCTTGATTGTTGTCATCAATTTTTCCAGATAATGCTCGCGGTCACAGACTGAATTATGATGCCCGGAGTAACCGAATTCATAACCGAGTTCTTTGCCGGCAGCATTGCGTGAGCTATAAAGCCAGTCCCAGTAAATGAATTCACGAACAACATCAGAGAGAGTATGCGGCTCTGGCAATACGTCACGATAGCCGTCTACCATAACGCGGCGCTGATCTTCAATTTCAAACATACGACCGCAGCCAATATGGCCAGCTTCGAGTTCCTCTGGAGTCCATCCCCAGTCATAATCATCGATGAATTTCGCAGAGGACTTAATAAGTCGCTCAGCCTCTACGTCCTCCATCGCTACCTCATAGCTGCCGAACGTAGCGCGAACATCAGCAGCTTTCCTGATGTTCTTACGCGCATTCTCAATAGCCCTGGCCGGGTTATCCATGCCGATGGTACCGAAAGCTACCTGGAAAGGATCGCCGCCATTCGCCAGCAGATAACGGGAATACCGTTCCTCGGCCTCTTTTGGAGAGATTTTAATCTTCTCCAGCGCAGCTTCTGCAGCGTCCAGATGTGCCGGTTCATTCAGGCGAATGACCTCCAGTACCCAGAGATAGGCGTCGGTTTGTTTATGCCCGGTGATTCTCCGCTGCTCAGGCAGAGGTTTGATGTTTGCCAGGGCGGAGCTGTGCGCTGCCGTCGGGATGGAGAATAGTGCTTTATGTTCATTGTTATCTGTACGCATTACGCAGCCGCCTTTTTCTTGTGGAAAACCAGCTCACGAACCTGATCGCCGTTCATGAGCATGTTGTTGAAATCATCGTGATCGGGCCAGTACACGCTCACGCGCTGTAGGTCATTCTTTGCCAGCAGATTGGCATGAGCACATTCGTAAGCCGCAGCCAGTCCGGTAGCGCTGTTCTCGTCACGGTCGGCAAAAATAATCAGGTGCAGAACGCCTGCTGGTACGCGGAACTTTTTCATAAAGCCGCTGTTAATCGTTGCCCAGGTGTTCACTTTATAAATCTGGTGCGCTGATAGCGCCGTTTCGATGCCCTCTGCGATACCCAGAGTGCTGGCGACAGGAAACATGCGGATCGCTACTGAACGAGCATGATCCAGATAGTTATCTTCCTGCAGGGACTTAAGACGCTTTGCACTGCTACCGATGTCTGCTTTTTTGGCGCCATCAAGCAGAGTCTGATGCAGATAGCACAGCTCCCCTTTGTCGTCAGTAGCCAGGGAATAAAGAGACTGGAATACACACCCGTTGTGTCTCTGCTTAGCATTGAACCGGATCGCCTCAGCAGGAAGGTTGAATATTCCACGAGAGTTAAGATACGCAGCGCCGGATGTGCCACGCAGTGCCTCCAGCTTAGAGAACTTGCTCAACACACGCTTGCGTAAGCTGGTGGCGCTGCTGTTTACCGGGATTTTCACCTGCTGGTAATCATTTCCGATCAGATGGTCTATTTCGGTGCAAATCTCGTTAAATGGCTTCCCCTGTGTCAGGGTGACAAGTTTCATACCATCGCCACTACCACATACACAGATCCATGTCCCGGCACCGTCGCGGTCGTCAATGCGGAACTTGCCACGTGCACCGCATACCGGGCACTCGCCCCTGTAGTGATTTTTTCCGGTTATTGGCGGCAGGTCGAAATGCTCTAAAATTTCAGGCCAGCGGCCTTTCGCCGCTTCTGCTGTTTTCACGCGGTTCTTCTCCCAAGCATACTGCGAATATTCTCTACCTGGCGTTTTGCACTTATTACCTTGTGGGTAATGTCTGAGTCGGGAATGGGGCTGGCAGTTTCAGCTGATGCGGCCGCCTTCCCCTTTCCTTTTGCATATCTGATAAGTTTGTGTCTGATGTAGTTGCTTACCTCTGGGGTAATTTCCATCGGGAAGTCACTCAGGTCATTCGGCCATTCACCGAACTTTTCTCGGAAGGTGTGAGCGCACCAGCCATCACTGACGGGCTTTTTCCCCTGCGATACGCGCTGGCGCTGATAAAACTTGATCTGACTCCACCAGGCCTGTTTCTGTGCCTTTGTGGATTGGTGCTGGTTTTTACCCAGCTTTTTGAGTTTGCGGCCGGTGTCAGTATCGACGTCCTCACCGCCCAGCGGCTTATGTCCGCATTTCGGGCATACGTACACACCAGCGGGTTTCATGTAGTGGCATTGAGAACATTCGTGCGGCAGCTTTTCGGCCCGTTCCTCATCTGCGCGGCGCACACTTTCCTCCATGCCGTCAGACTTACCGGGGAGATCGTCATACTCGATAGAATCCGGATAACCAAGGCGGTGCACAGTGCCGCTGTGATCGAAGATGAGGCAGGACTCTTTACCTGGTGCAGTGCGCAGGCCACGCCCGAGCGCCTGCAGCCAGCGAATTTCGCTTTTTGTTGGTCTGGCGTAGATGATGCAGCGAACGTCACTGTCGAATCCGGCAACCAACACGCCCACGCTGACGATGATTTTCGTGGCGCCAGTTTCAAAACGATGGATGATAGTCTGACGTTCTTCTGTTGGCGTGTCGGCGGTCATGACCTCAGCATTCACGCCAGCCTGGTTAAACTGAATAGTCAGAAAATTGGCATGGGCTACGTTCACGCAGAACGCAATTGTCGGCAGGTCACGTCCGTTCTCCAGCCAGTTCTGGACAATATCGCCCACCAGCGTAGAGCCACACATGATTTCAGCCAGCTGCGTTTCGTTGTAATCGTTGCCGTACTCAAGCGAAGACTTGGTTTTTACGCCTTTCAGATCCGGCTTTGTTGGCGCGTAAAATTCGTATTTACTCAGATCGCCACGCTGGATCAGCTCGCCGATGGTAGTCGGCTTAATCAGTCGGTCATAGTATTTGCCCAGGAACGGGGAAAATGGCGTACCCGACAGGCCAATCACTTTTACGCCTTTGCCGCGCAGGCGTTCGATGTCCTTCAGGATGCGTTTTTTACGCAGGTGAGCTTCGTCGATAATCAGCAGATCGATATTGTCAGGAAACACACGGCGAATCAGAGTGTCGGCGCTGGCAATCTGGATTTTCCGGTCCGGATCGTAGTTGGGGTGATCCGCCCAGATATAACCGATGTCATCCCCCGGTAATCCGTACTCCACGAAACGATTAGCCGTCTGACCAATCAGGATGGTGTACGGCGCACAAAACAGAACACGCATACCACGGCTGACGAACCCGGCAACGATGAAGGCTGCTAACCCCGTTTTGCCGCTGCCAGTGGGCGCATACACCATGAAAGTATTATGCGACTTCCAGTCACGGCGCAGCATGTTCAGCGCGCGTTCCTGTGCAAAATTCAGCGTGATCGTCAGCTGCATTGTGCGGACCCCGCGGTAATGAGATAATAATTTTGTGATGTGGTTTTCATGGATTCCCCCTCACATGGCTGGTGGCCTCCCCAAAGGCTGCCAGCCTCCCTTCTGATTCAGCTCCCCTGAAAAATCACTCTTCCAGAAAGAACCATTACGTTTTCAGTGCCTGACCTTTATGTACTATCTTGCTGATACAGGCGTTTTTATTACTGCTCTACTACAAAGATCTACTTAACCTATGGATCTCTCCTGTTGGAAAAGGCGCTATTCCTTCCCCTACCCCCAATCCCCCCTTACCCCCCTTTCCCTCTTCCCCATAAAAACGTACTACTTTCCTAGTACATATGAGGATTTGGGTCAGTTGGTTGCCAACCTGAACAGGCACCTTTAAGTCTGTTTCTGTTCGGGTACCTTTAAACCCGAAACAATCAGGATCGCGATTGCGATCCTGCCAGGGGAGGTTCGGCGGTATACCCCTGTAAGGCTCTGCCCTGATTTCTCACAAACAGGCGAAGCCTTGTGTTTGCCTCATGCCTTGCCCGGTTCTCCTTTCGGTATGAAACAGGCTCGGCATCGAAGGCTTCCTGGTAGACAGCGGCATAACGCAGAACCGCTTTCTGCCGTACAGCTGGTGTTAGTCTTTCTAACTGCTGAATAATCCAGTCCTTATCTGCTTGCCCGTAAATTTCAGGCATTTCCTGTAGTGTTCTGATTGGCATTTCCATCAGGAAAGAACCTCTCTGGATAAAGGATCTGAATTTCTGTTAATTCCGTACAAAACAGCTTGGCTAGTTTTTCAGCCAGTTCCGGTGATGGACGCTGAATACCTCGCTCCATGCGGCTGAGATTGCCCGGGTCGCACTTGGTTTGTGTTGCGACCTCCTGAATGGTCATCTTTGCATTGAGTCGAGCTTTGCGTAGTGGTGTCGTAAACATGCGCATAACCCTCTATGTTTTTAACACATATTATGCGCAACAAACATAATTTGCAAGGTAAGTTGTGTAGATAACAAATTTATGTATAAAATACATATTGCAGAACTGCATGGGGGAAATGTTTGTGAAAGTGGGACAAAAGATTCGTGAATTACGCAAAGCCCGAAAAATGACTATTACGCAGTTAGCAGCTTTAACTGACTGGGATGTAGGAAACATTTCTCGACTTGAGCGAGGCATGCAGGGCTACAGTGCCCAAAGCATACAAAAAATTGCCGAAGCTCTCCAAGTGCCTGTATCTGAGCTATTTTCAACTGAAACAGATAGTGATACTGTAAATAAATACAGTGTTCTTTCACTCTCACATCAGAGGAGAAATGATGTGTATCGAGTCGATGTTATGGATGTTTCAGCAAGTGCAGGCAATGGTAATTCTAGCCGTGATTTTATCGAAGTAATCAGCTCGATAGAGTACGTGACGGAAGAGGCAAAAACTCTTTTCGGGCATCGGCCAGCCAACCAAGTAAAACTCATCAACGTTCGAGGCGATAGTATGCAAGGTACAATTGAGCCTGGTGATCTAATTTTTGTTGACATTGGCGTTAACTACTTTGATGGTGACGGTATCTACGTATTTGATTTTAGCGGGGACCTGTACGTTAAACGCTTACAGAAAATCAAGAGCCAATTGCTCGTTCTGTCTGATAACCCCCTCTACAAAGAGTGGCAAATTACCAAGGAAGAAATGGAAATGTTACATGTTTGTGGCAAGGTGTTACTTAGCCAATCTCAACAAATTCGACGCCACGCCTAAGCCAACCCAACTGATATTAAAAGAGCCTATCGGCTCTTTTTTTGTATCTAAAACATATTTATTATCTATATAATTCAGAAAGCTAACATCAAAATATGTATGAAACACATATTTATGTTTGACAGACATTTTTGGTAATCGTATGCTTATTTCATCGGCAAACAACGGAGCCAGTGACATGACTATCAAAGCAACTACCAAAAACTTCATCCAGCTCGTAGATATTAAAGACTTCCGCTTCGAAGGAGATTGTTCAAATATTGATTACGGCAATATCGCTGGTGACTGCAATTCAAAAACCATTTCTCTTCTCGAAGCGATTAGCCATATCAGTTTGAACATAGTTTCGTTGAGCTTTGGCGGTGAAGATAAAAAAGAAAGGATCGGACAACTATCTGGTGTTATTTCGGATCTGGCTGAATTAGCAATAGCAACGAATAAAATATCTCAGATCGCGGCATTTCTCTCAGGTGCACAAGGTAGCAATCATGGCTGATATTTCTTTAGAACAAGCAACCGAAAAAGCATGTCAGGTCGAAAGTCTGTTACGAATGTTCGAAAGCTACCCGGACACGTTGAGCGAAACGGAATTATCATCTGTAATCACTTTAATCCGTCGCTTATCTGGTGAAGTACATACATGGCTTATCGAAGAACAGGCAGACAGGGGGAAGGATAAATGACTATATCTTTAATCTCAGCCAGAAACAGGGTAAAACAGGCTGAAGCTGTGCTTGCTGCGTGGCTTGAAAGCTCAAGAGATGATTACGAAGCGACATTAATATCAGCCATCATCACTCTGATCGAGGGTGTAGAAGAATCGATTAAAGAAGCAGATACAAAACTGGATAGTTTAATTAAATAATAAAACCTGATTAAACAAATTAACTGTGCCTTAAACGGCAGGGATACCTATAACCTGAACTTACAGGAGAGTTAACAATGACTTTCATCAAAGACAAAGCTGCGTTTAAAACAGCTCAACTCTTTCACGCCTCCGGCTACAGCATCATCGCAGAATTATATTTGCGCAAAGCGTACGGGAGGTAAATATGTGGAACCCGGAAGAAAATGACAACATTGAAGACGCGGCGATCTCCGCCAGAAGTCTTAATGAACTACTGGATCTAATGTACATCAGCTTTAAAAAAATGAACCCTCTCCAGACTGAGAGACTTTTGGGTCTTGCACTCAATATCTCATCAGATATTTCTGTCTGGATAGACGAAGAGGAGAAGCGCCGTGAAAAACAACACAATTGAAATTTACCGTCGTCGCATTGCAATTGCTGCACTGGAGAGGATGAAGCATAAGACAGGTAGCAACTGTGTCATCGTTAATATGCCCGATGGTGATATTCAGAAGATAGACTTTGACGAAAATTCGATTATGAAACTGTTAATGCGTTTTGAAAGACAGGCGTGCAGTGAATACGGAATTTCAGAATCCACTTCTTTTATTCGCAGTACGTATATGAACAGCCTTGATATTAACGGGCATACGGAATACCTGACCGAGACAGGAAAACTTATTGTTGATGAGTTACTCGGTGAAGTCATTGCCTGGGCAAAAGAGAAATATTTCAGCGGAGGAATTAACTGATGATTTTACAACAAAACATTGTACACAGGGATGTGTCAATTCCATTACCAGCGTTGAATATCGAATTATTTATCTCACCAGATTTCACCGGGCGCGTGGTTCTTTATATCGAAAACGGGCGTGTTATATGCGATCGGCAACTTCTGGATGATGAACACGTTTGTTCTCTGGACTCTTTTATCGAAATAGCTCGTGAAGCAGGAATCCGTTTTGAGGAGATATCAAATGTTGGATAACCGCACAGCCAGCGCAATTGACCTGGCATTACAGAAGCACCATACGCCAGTCGGCGACCTTTACGCTGCTATCCGGCACGGGCGTATGAAGCGCTGTTTTAGCCGGGACACTGCGATCCGCTGGCTGGCCCACTTTCTGACATCGCACTCTTTCACACGGTCCGGCTTAAAGCAGCGGCACCCTGATTTTCTGGTTGAGCAGGACCATGGCGAACAGGTATGGCGCCGTGGCGAAACCACCGACGCATACCATCGCGCCCACCAGCGCACCATTCGCCGCCTGCGCCTGATTCTGGCCCGTAAGCGTGAAATTCAGAAATGGAATGAGAAATACGATGAATGGGCAGTCCGGTGGGACGAACTGATGAAGCAGAAACCGTATTGAGGGAAGTGGAGATGGCTATGAAAACTGAATTAGCAACGGTGGCGGCACGTGACTTGCAGATTATCGAGTATCGCGGTCAGCGCGTGGTGACAACTGAACAACTGGCAATTGGTTACGGTACGACACCGATCCGTATCCAGCAAAACCACATACGAAATGAATCTCGTTTTATTGAGGGTAAACACTTCTTCAAAGTCACCGGTTCTGAACTGAAAACCTTCCGACTATCTTTTAGCGAGTCGGTTAATAAACATACAACATCGTTAATCCTGTGGACAGAACGCGGTGCAGCGAACCACGCAAAGATGCTGGAAACCGATCAGGCGTGGGGCTACCACGAAGACCTGGTGGAATTCTACTTCACTCAGCGTAATGCGATTGCGGCGCCAGTACAACGTGAACTTTCCACAATGGAAATATTACAGATTGCTATGGAATCCGAACAAGGTCGTCTTGCAGCAGAAGAACGCGCTAAACACGCAGAACGTACTAAATCACAAATCAGCCGTAAGCGCGAAGCCTCAGCGCTCGGAAAACTCAGTGCTGTTACCCGTCGTTGCCGGGATTTAGAAGAGCAGCTTGGCGAAAGCGCAAAACACGCAACCATTACCAAAGTGGAGAAGGCAACCAACGGCAAAGGTGAATTTAAATTCGCCCCGCTGCGCCGCTGGTGTCGCGATAACGCCATTGAAGCTAAAGATGTACCAGACGAACGCTACGGCAGCGTGAAGTCATGGCCAGCGGGCGCATGGCAGGCTGTTTACGGTGTCGATCTGAAATCACTCTTCGGGGAGAAAAAATAATGATCATCCAGTCGAAACTCATTCGTGCGGCGCTGGTATGTGCTGCCAAAAACGACGTTCGCTATTACCTGTGCGGTCTTCACATTACCCCGAAGCATATTGAGGCCACCAATGGTCATGTAGCACTGCGGATGGAACATGGCATACGAACGAAGAAAAACATCATCGTTCAGTTCGAAGGACCTGTTCCGGCGAAAGCCGAAACTACCGAACTGGTATTCAACAAAGAAGCGTTTGCTATTCACCGGGACGCATTCAATCTCCGCATTTCAATCACTGGTATCAAACTGGTTGACGGACTTTTTCCGGATATGGAGCGAGTGATCCCGAAAAAAGTGGATTTCAGCATCAATCCGGTTATCCAGGCGAAATATCTCAGTTATCCGGAGAAGATGTTTGGTCGCGAGCGGAAATTTATTCCCGTGCAACTGCAGCCGTCCGGCGAACATGGCGCGGTACGTTTTCAGTTCGATCCGGTTATTGGCACGACTTACGGCAATCCTGAATTCGTTGTGATGCGTTGCCGTGATAATGCGTTCAATGTGGTTGAGGAGCATCTTGCATGAAAATCGAATACCAGGACTACGGCGCTGTAGCAAACATCGTTATCACCAGCACTGTGTTTGAGTTCCGGAAACATAATCGTGTGGTTGACGCAGCGCTGCTCTGCACACCAGGCATCGTTGCAAGCCGCAATAGCGTGTTTTTCATGAAATCGGTTTTGTCCGGTAAATCCCGCGATATGTTGCGGGCCAATAAAACTGTTCAGCGGGAGGCGAAACGATGAGCAATAAAATTCTTAACCCTGTCGTGCTTATCCATAAGCGCGAGAACAGTGACTCCTACGCAGTGGCGATCACCAGTGGCAGCCAGGACTATCGCGATGCTGTTCTGATGGCGGCGATGGAACCGGACATGACCGGCGATAACGTCGATACCTGGAGCAGAACCGGCTATTACATGGCGGCAGAGATTGAGCGCTTACGTCAGCATCTTATCGCTCCGCTGAGTATTGGGGAATTATTACAACGCCTGGAATCACAGACTGGCGAGAAATGGGAGAGAGCGGTTAACGATGTCACCACTGGTAAACCGTTGACCATCACCCTGCCAGATACCAGCTCGAAAGCATTCTGGAGCGGTAGCGGTAAAACGGAGGTATTCCACCCGGAAACCTATAAACGCCAGGTAAAAGAAGCGATCAAGCGGGCTTGTGTTAGCGCTGGGATCGGTGTGGAGGTGAAGTAATGACCAGCAAACGCCGTCTCAGACGCAAGCAGTGCGGATGTAAAAAAAGACATAAGACTGCTGACGGTGCGCAGATAGAACTCTGGATTATTCGTAAACGTTACGGTCATCAGGGGCAGATGGGCGTTTACCGCTGTCCGTTCTGCAATAACTATCACGTCGGGCATACACCAGGGCGTAACGGCATCGGTTCAGGTTATGGGTGGTGGAAATGAACAAAGAATTTGAGATATGGGTGCTCAGGAGGTATGGAAACCGCTATGACCTGACCTGGGATCGGGACTGTGTTTACTGCCAGGAAGTGGTTAAGCGGATGTTTGAAGTCTGGTGCCATTGCCGTGGTCTGATTGTGGTGTGAGGTGAGGATGAGCAATGTGATCCAACTGACCCCTAACGAGTGGGTTTGTGAAAGCGTTCTTATCGCGGTTACCGGGCTCAAACCCGGAACTATCCTCCGGGCCAGAAAAGAGTGCTGGATGGTTGGGCGGGAATATATCCACGTATCGCCTGACGGTAATCCTAAACCTTCCAGTGAGTGCATGTATAACAGAAAGGCTGTAGATGCTTGGGTCGCTTCAATGAAAAGCAAGCAGCCAGGGTGATTTGATGCCATGAAAAAGGTAAGCTCATATCGCTCTTGGGCGTCTGGAGGTAACACCAATGGATAAAATCACGTATCCAACAGGCGTCGAAAACCACGGTGGCAGTCTGCGCATTTGGTTTAATTTTAAAGGTAAGCGTGTCAGGGAAAACCTCGGTGTCCCTGACACCGCTAAGAACAGGAAGATCGCCGGGGAGCTGCGGACATCGGTGTGTTTTGCCATCCGCACAGGAACCTTTGATTATGCAATGCAATTTCCTGACTCCCCTAACCTCAAGGCTTTTGGTGTAAGTAAGAAAGAAATTACAGTGAAAGAACTTGAAGAAAAATGGCTGGATCTGAAACGGATGGAAATCTGCTCGAACGCATTCAATCGCTATGAGTCTGTCGCAAGGAATGTAGTGCCTAGGATCGGAGGTAATCGACTGGTGTCAGCAGTCACCAAAGAGGAATTGCTGTATCTCAGGAAAGATTTGCTAACCGGCTACCAAAATCCAACGAAAGGAAAAGCTCCTGCAAAAGGGCGAAGCGTCGTTACGGTGAATTATTACATGACAACAATTGCTGGAATGTTTCAGTTTGCTGCAGACCACGGTTACATAGAAGCAAACCCCTTCGAAGGGATCAAGCCTTTTAAAAAAGCCAGGACAGAGCCAGATCCGCTAACTCGTGACGAATTTATTCGCCTGATAGATGCATGCCGACATCAGCAGACGAAAAACCTGTGGTCACTTGCAGTATACACAGGAGTACGTCACGGGGAGCTGACCTCCCTGGCCTGGGAGGATATCGATCTTGAAGCTGGAACAATAACAATCAGGCGTAATTATACAAAACTGGGCGAATTCACTCTACCGAAAACTGAGGCGAGCACAAACAGGGTCATACACCTTATCCAGCCTGCGATAAGCGTCCTGAAGAATCAGGCGGAAATGACCAGGCTAGGAAAGAGGCATCACATTGATGTTCAGCTGCGCGAGTACAGCAGAACGGAGAGCCACGAATGTACATTTGTCTTCAATCCTCAACTGGTCAGAAGATGTCAGCATGTTGGGTTCATCTACAAAGTCGACTCGATAGGCGATTTATGGGACGCAGCGATGAAGCGAGCAGGGATAAGGCACAGAAAAGCATATCAGTCGCGTCACACGTATGCGTGCTGGTCACTGTCAGCTGGCGCTAACCCCAGCTTCATTGCCAATCAGATGGGCCATGCGAGCGCCCAGATGGTCTTCAATGTATACGGTGCGTGGATGGCAGACAGCAGTCGTGAGCAGATCGCAATGCTGAATCAGCGGCTTGCGGATTTTGCCCCACAGATGCCCCAAAGCCTACATAGCAGTACCAGAGTATTATTGAAATCAGTAAGTTAG